CCAAGTTCCTTGTCTGTCTTTATTCTCTTCCCAAGAGTATAAGAATCTCTGTCCTTTCCAATCCGCTTCTTTACAAGATGCTACAAGTCTCTCGCCACAAACTGATGGAACTATGAAAGCTTCTTTATCATCCAAGAATTTATGCCAAGTTCCATTTTCATCAGTCCAGCCACCGTTATACTCAATTACTTCAAGTCCTGCTAATCTTGTAATTTTCCCTTCTTTAGCAATTTCTGAACCTAATTGTGTCTTGCAGTATTCTTGAACTTGAGTATTAGAAATTAGATAATCCATAACTTGCGGAGATACAATCAATAGTGTTGGGTTTACTCCTTTACAAAGTTGTTTATAAGCTCTAAGCTGTGCTAATATTTTTGCAGAAGTATTTGACCACTTATTATCTGCTACAGTAATTGTTATCTTATTAGAAGCAGGTATTCCATAATCAATAGAAATAGTTGATCCATTATCAAGGGTATAACTTAAGGTTCCCCGTAAACACTTCCATGTTTCGTCTTCATTCGTCACATCCAATCTAATGGATAAATGTTCCTGCTCTCTTGCAATTTCTGATTCTATTGTGTCAAAGTTTTCACTTCCTGGTTGTCTTCTCCACCTTATATCATTTGCATCGAGAAATATTTTCTCTTTCTTGTAAGCTACTTCTTGAAGTTGTCTTGCAATAGGACTCTGTGCAATTGGTTTAGCTTCAGAACCTTTTGCAATATAACCTGCTTTCCCGTAATAACCCAATATAACATCCCAGACTGCTATGTTAGAAGCAGTTGGTCTGCTTGGAAATAGTTTCTCTCCCATAAAACCTTCTGGTTTAGGAAATAGCTTAACTGCTTCAAGCATTACTTCTTTATCAAGAATCTTTAAATCTAATAGTCCAAAATCACTCATTCCTTCTTACCTCCTAAATAAACTTGATTAAAGGTAGTTGCGCATCTGCTTCTGAATAGTAATTAGTAAGACTTGCTTTATTTACTATTCCATGCATAAATACCTTTTTCATTTTTCTTGTAGTTTCAATTGTTGCTGCACCTTCTCCATCTTCATCCAATATTCCGATTGCTATTTCTGAACCATCTTTCACATAGATTGGATCTCCATCTGAAGTTGTAGGTGTATTAGTGACTGTAATTGTGTGGTTCTCTGTGTCTATTGCTGTTATAGGTCCTAAGTCTGTCTCACTTCCACCATGTAAGACATAAACTGAATCAACTCCTGCTCTGAATCTTGACTCTTCCCCCACTGTAACAGGTATTACTTTTAAAGTAGCTGCACCTGTTGCATGAGTTCTTCGAGTCATAACAAGTTTCTTTGCTGATGTTTTGATTCCCACTAAAGTTCCTTTTCTTAGAACTCCTGCTGTATCATCAAGAACATAAGCTAAATCAACGTAATGGTCACTTGCTTTAAATTCTTTAAAATCTATATAGCTCATTACTTGATCACCCCACTTTTCTTTAAAGTTTCTTCTGCAATTTGCTTTGCAGATTCCGAACCACTCTTTTTACCTAAAGTTCTAAAATCCACCACTTCAGGTAAATTCTTAATTCCATCTTCCCACATCTTTACCTGTTCCTCTGACATTGTGAGTAATAGTTGTTTGTTGTTTTCGTGTTGTGCTGGTAGCAATTTTCCCTGCTCTTCAAACATCTTGAGCTTGTCTTCTACTTCCCTTTGATTTTTCTCTTTCTCATACATCTCAAGTTTCTGTTTGTATTCATCATTTTCTTTTTGGATTCTTTCCTGCTCTTCTTTGGTCTTCTTTAATTCTTCTTCAAGTGTTTTAACCTTTTCAGTTAATTCTAATTTTTCTTTTTCATCCATTAAATTTGATTCCTCCTTCATAGTTAAATTTAATTTCTTGTCTAAAGGATGAACTACAAAAGATTCATCTCTTAAAGTCCATCCTGGTAAAACTTTCTTTCCCTCTCCTGTATCAAATTCATAGTTCTTTACAAGAAAGGGTGAAAAGTCTTCATAAATACCGTTAATTACTTTTGTTGCTGCAGTATTGTCTAAAATCTTTAAATTACCTTTTATTTCATTTCCTTCCCTCCAGATTGAAGTTATTTTCCCAACTTTTGAATGTATGTTTTCTGATTCATGGTTTAGAATTAATGGTATTGAATCTTCACCGTATTTCTTAAGTTCTTCAAAATTCTTTATTATGCTATCTAATTCTGATTCTGGTATTTCTATTCCTCTCCATTTACCAGATCGAAAAAGTGTTTGATTATATAATTCCAGCTCATTGATTGGATAATTCTTTATGTTTATATTTCCATTTAAACTTGCTTCTCTGTTTTCAATATAATCAAGAGCGTCATTAATCGTCATATCTTGTGGGAAATTTAAAGATGTTGGTATAAATTTATCACCATCTCCAGCAAATTCTAATCTAATATTTCTATCTGAATCAAATAAGAATTGTCCAGAAGGATTTCTATCGTTGATTATAACAGAGTAATAATCTTCAGAACCCTTAACTTCTTTTTCTTTACCTTTTCCGTGATAAAACTTTATTGATTGTATTTCTGACTTTTTGTCACCATTCTCAGTTCTGATTCCATAAATAACTATAACACCGTCATTTTCACTGAAATTAAAAGGTTTCTTTTCTGCTGCAAATGATTTATATTTTCCTGGGTCATTTTGTCTGAATGCATAATAATTAGCAATTTCATCCATTTCTCCAGTTTTAAAATCGTGGTCTTTTAACCACTTCTTAGCTTCCTCAATTGTCCATTTCTTCATCTATTAATATCACCTCAAAAAGAGTGTTTAATTAATAGATAAAGAAAGTTTGTAAAAGTTCTATTTAGTTAAATTATTTAAAGTTTTAAGTTATTGTCTTCTAAAAACTTTTTTGTTCCCTCTTCAGATAAATTATATTCTTCCCAATATCCTCTTGCTAAAAATGATTGTATATATTGTTCTGGGAAAATTTTGTTTTGACCTATATCTACAATTCTACCTTTTTCTAATCCTTTTTCTGTCTTATCGTTAGTTAATAAAATATATGAATCTTCTCCTCGTTTTGCTATTATTCTCATACCTTTATCTCTTCCCACCAGCCTTCCCATCTTCTTCCTATAGTTCTTGATTTTTCTTCATAACATTTTATACCCTGCTTATTTAATAATTTTACCACTTTTTTATCATATTTTCCATGATAATAAATAGAATCAATATCTTTCAAATATACTCCACCATGAATTTGAGCTTCTATATAACCATATTCATCCATAAGCATATTTTCATTCATTTTTGTAGCATTGCTTATTTTCTCAATAGCTCTATCAATTTCAGAATATTCCTGGTCTCTAATACATATACAATCAATATTGGGTCTTGTTAAACGCACTGGCTTTCCTGCATTCTGAGTATATAATCTATCAAGTGAATCTCCAAACACATACGTTGTTCGTTCTCTTATTTCCGATTTTAGTTTTATTGTTATATTGCCATATTGTGATACTGTGCTATTATACTCTCCTGCTTTACTGGTAATATATCCATAAATAGGTCTTTCAGTTCCTTCTTTATAACCAAATACTCTTTTTTCAAAATTATCTCTTGTAAATGTATCAAGTAAACCGCCCGATTTACCAGTTTCAAATTGCGATTTAATCTTTCCTGTTTTTGCTATTTTATCAAGAACTTCAGGCTTCACTTCTATACATACATCTGTATTTTTAGCAATTTCCTGTAGGTGTTTATTCATTTCGTCTTCAAACTGTTCATAATTCAAATTGTGTCTTTCACAATATTCTTGCAATTCTCTTTTGGAAGTTCCACCATAATCTGGGTTTACAAAAGGATTATCTCCACCTTTTGCGAGATTTCCATAAATATCTTCTGCTTCCGATACTTTAGGAATTGTAGGGATAGGCTTAGCTTTTGTTATCATACTTAAATCAGGCAATCCAAATCCTTCTAAAGGTTCTGGTATATTCTGATATTTTCTTTCTTTATAATTTGGTTTTCTTTTATCTACAATTGTAATAGGTAACAAAGTACATCTACACATAAAGTGAAATGGTGGAGCATTTCTTGCAATTGCTCCTGTATCTGTTAAAGGTATTATCATTCCATTCCTACTTAAGCAAATATCACAAGTCCTATCATCCATTATTGCACTAACCTTAACCGCCTGGACAAGGTCTGAGTTCTCATAATAGGTCATAAGTCTTCCATAGTTATAGGCTTTTCCTGTTTCAGTCCTTGCAATATTCTCACATCTTATCTTTTGAAAATTAGGGAATATCTTGCTTATTTCTTCTTGAAGGTCTTTTATACTTTTTCCTTCTTTCATTCCTTTATTGAGTGTTTCCTTGAGCTTATTTAACAAATCTTTATCTTCAATCTTAGAAAGTTTAATTGCGTAATCATCCCAGTATTGCAGAGCTGATTTTGTCATCTTTTCATAGGGATCTTTCATTACTAAGATATTAATCTCATTGCTTGCGTGGCGTCTCCCTAATTCCACTCCTTCTCTGAAAAGCAAAAGTAATAACTCCTGAAAGTATTTTTCAAATCCAAGATTGTTTATTAAAGCATAGTAATAGTTTTCTAACCTTTGTTTAAAATATGTCTCTCTACTTTGATAAAGCCCTTTAAGTTTATAAAGAAAATTTTCCTCAAACTTATCTAATATATTATATACTTGTAAAAGCCTTTTCTCTTCATTCACTCTTACTTGTCTCAGGAATCAAAGTATTATTAAGCATTCCTTCATTTTTCTTTTTAATATTCTCTGCCTCTTCTGGTTCAAGTCCAGTCATATCATCTAAGAGATTGAAGAATGTAAGAACTTTATGCACGTGAGTTTTATTCAAGGGATTCAAATATCCACTGTTAGTAAGGTTTAGAAATATCTGACTCCACTTTACATAATCTTCTTCCAATAAATCATCTATATTAAAATACCCGTAATCTGTAACATTTGAAAAGTTAAAGTCTATTAATCTTCTAATTACCTGCTCAATAAATCCTTCGCAAAACTCTTCTATAGTTCCCTGTAAAGTTAGCCAGAAATAATCAAAATGAACTGAACCTAACGCATATGTTCCCTTTCCTTCATCTTGTCCCTCTATGACAAGGGAAGGTATTAATAGAGAGCGAGCTATCATCTTGTCATAGTAATGAAGAGCTATTAAATAGTTATCTCCAATATCCTTAACCTGAATTGGGGTAATGCTTACATCATCAGAAAATGCTCCTACTTTACTTGTTGTAAAATCTTCAAGTCCTTTTGTTGTTTCATCTATTTTTGTTTTATTAGCATTCTTAACTGTTGAGAATAAAGAGGGATCTGCAAATCTAATTTGTGCTAAATCCCATCTATCGAGTGTCCTTAACTTCCTTTTCCAATAATCATAACAATCTCCTTCTAATATTGATGCACCTTGTCCAAATTCATCTTCATTAATATTAATGATACATTTTTCTCTCGGTATTGTATTTCCGCCTATTTGTTGTATTTCATTTTCTTTTATTCCGTAAGTAAACCAAGTATCTGGGTGTAAAACAATGATATCTTTTAAGCTTACTTTACCTTCTCGATATTCATATACAAGTTCACCAATTGAGGCTCCAACCCATCTATATGTAAATAGTTGTCGCATTATCTTTTTAAATTTTATATGATTTAAATTATCTCTAATAAACTTTTGTATCTCTGGATATGTTTCATTTACATAATTCTTTATTCTTGTTCTGGTTATCAACTCTGGAACAAGAAGACTTATTTTTATAGTTGCTTCTTGTCTCATCGCTTTTAAGATTTTATAATTTAATTTTGATGGTCTTGATACTCCAATACTATAAACTCCAGCTGTCTTGGCATATACATTGAAATCGGGTCTAACCTTCTTCTCCGCCATCTCTTAGCCTCCCTCTTGTAGAATAATAAACCTCTCCTGTATAATCATTCATAATAAATCCGGCATATCCTGCACAATCAACCTGGTCATCATTTGCACCGTT